GCCCTATTTCCAGCATCATCAGTGAATGTATAGATCTGTGTCGTCGCAGAGTAGGAAACCAGTGACGATCCCGTCCCATAATCCCCACCAATGCCACCTGTCGATGAGATATTGATGGCTCCAGCCGATGTCAGCTGGATGCTGTTTCCACTGGCGTCATTGTAGAATAGATCACCGGTAACAACGTACAGGCTAACCTGGTCTGAGATCGCAGCAGCAAGCTGCGTCATCGTCGCCTTACCGATACAGATGACACCATTATCATTGATGTCCAGATCACTTGTGATGTTAAGACCTGAAGGCGTTATCCTCCGGCCGTTCCCGCTCGAGTGATCATGATCATCGATCGCCTCTAATGCTGTGTTAAGTTGACTCGCCCATGTTGGCCCTATTGTGGTGCTAACGACGGGTAGGTCTAGACTCATAAATGGTGTAGCCATATTTCCTCCCTAAAACACCCACAAGGAAACAGTCGTGGCCGCAGTGGCGGTTAGTCTCAAGGTCCTTGTTGGTTTGGTATTGTTTTCCTGATCATCGAATACGGACTCGCCATTGTTCGAGCGCACGATGAAGTATCCCAAAGGACTCCTGCCGAGTCCATGGTTGAATTCCTGTGTCGTTATCCCAACACTAAGATCTGCCAACAGTCGACCTGCTGGAAGTGGTGATGCGTTAACAGCATTGAAGACATCCTCAACCCGCTCCTGAAGGCGTTGGATCTCATAATTTTCGCTATTGAGTTTTTGAAATGACCTTCGCTCTGACATCATGGACTCCCAAAGTATGGGTTGTATTGAACGTCAGTTATACGATCGGGTGAACCGATATCGCGATTTTCAGTCATCTCCTTGATACGTCTCTGCAATTGCGCCTTTTGTGCAAGAAGGACTGAGACGTCAGATTCTTCCTTTTGCATCATCTTGATCGCTGCATCAACGATCACATATTCCTCGAAGCCATTGACACCATCAAGGGTCTCGGCACTGCCTGTCAACACTGCTGCTGAAGGAACGTACCAGAGCCTTACGGCGTTGCCGCCATCAGGTGTCGGTGAGAATCGAATGCTATCTTTTACCATTCTATATCGAGAAAAGTCAAGGAATGTCGACCGACTCGAAAAATTGAGATCACCATCATTCCGCTCCTCGAACGTGAATGGCTTTAGGACATGCCAACCGTTCGATGCAGAAACATCGTTACTGGTATTGATGTCGACCCCCCGAAGTTTATAAAAGTCCGACGGGAGGTCGTATTCATCAACAGAGTTTGAAGTAACGAAAAAATGAGTATCGAGGTTGTAATCACCACCATATGAGGAGACCAACATGTCATGGAGCTCCGCTATGCTAGCATTAATGTAACCCTGCAATTCAGAGTCACTGATAAAGTTTGAATTCTCTTGGTCTGCACGCTGTCGTGCCTGACTCTGTAATTCACTAAGCGTTACATTCCTCGCCATCGAAGCCTCCTATTAGATATGCGGTTTAGTAATTACCGCGCTTCTTTGGACGTGGATTTCCTCCGCTTTTAGTCTTACCGGGATTATCACTCGGCTTATCGCCGCCCTTTTCCCCATAAGGCCCATCATTATAATGCTTCTCAGCGTGAAGATGATCGTGGATGTATCGGATCGATTTAACGACCGCTTCAGCATCCTCATCAGAGATCGCCTCCAAAAGCTCTTCAGCCGCGGAGATAATCCCTTCTTCTTCCTCTGAAGATTCTTCCTCATCCTCTGGTTCTTCACCAGGACGCATCTTCTCAAGGATCGCGATTGCGATCTTTTTTCCTTCACCACGTGGCATGGATTACCTCCTAAGTCGCGCTGGTGTTTTTAAGGACGAACATGAATCCAAGCGTCATCGCCTGGCCTGATGCAGTAGGTGTTGAAGTGACCGAACCATCAGCAAGATTGCCACTGACAAATTTGGTTACGACATCTACTGTTCCTGCAGACGCAACAGCCTCAGTCTCAGTCTCCGCACGCCAAAGCTGCGTCGATCCTGATGCTGTGATGCTGTAGTCTGTATGCAGAAGTGAACTATAGAGATCAGTACCTGTCACATCACCCAAGGTGATTGTGTGTGTAGTTGAACTCTGGTTCGTCGAACCTGATCGAATACCAAGACCTGAGACAGCGCTAATCACGCCATCAGTTCCGATTGTCGCTGTACCAGCAACGATCTTAAGTTCCTTTTCACGTCCTTGGACCCTATGAAATGTTTTGTTAGCCATTTATTTACTCCGTTTAGTCTGGCACCCGGCAAAGGGTGGCAGCGATTAAAAAGGTGATGGTCTGCCCAGAGAGCAGTGATGCTGCTTTTGATTGAACATCAAGGACAGACCATCACCAGGATTTCTAGCCCAAGTTGATGTTTACGTTATGCCCAGGTGCATTGCAACCAAGCTGTGCGTAATAACCAACACGAACCTCGACCTGATCGGCATCGGATACACGAAGCATTCGATTACCATCACTCATCAGGATCTTCGGAGCGGCACCGATAGAATTCAGTGCGAAGCTCTTGATATCGAGCATGAATGCTCTGGTCGAAGGACAGTTCTGATCGGGAACCACGTTAATCGGACCGCGAGGACCGTAAACGACGATTCCACGGAATCCGATCGAACCAGGACCGGGAAGGTCAATGTATTGAACCTTCGAGCCCAAGGCCTTCTCTAGATCAGCCCATTTACCATATGCCATAAAGCATGTGTCAGGCTTTCCGCCTTCGCGTGCTGCCAAGGAAGCGCCCTCGATGAGTGCCTCTTCGATCGGAAGGGCAGAGCCATCGAAACGCTGACCAGCAAGACGTGAAGCATCGACCGAACGGTCAACACCAAAGAACGCATCACCAGCAGAAGGCGCAGTCGCCGGCAACCAGCCTCGAAGGCCAGTAACCATAGCATCAGCATCACCCTGTTGGAACAGGAAGTCAGATGCAGCCCAGTCATTGGACGTGAATCCATCAAGACCAGGAGCGCCACCATTCGTCGAACCGGACATCGTTCCTGCGGAACGATCGATCGAGATGATCGTGTATGTGTTATCGACGGATGAGGTCTGCTTAACCGTGGTGCTCGACTCCGCAGTGGAAGCAACGAGAACCTGTCCAACCTCAAAGTTGGTGATATCCTCGGCATCCTCAAGCGTAATCACAGCTGACGAAAGCGTCTGGGTCGAAGCGATCTGGCCACGAGAACCACCACCGGTTCCGTAGAGCTGGATGGCGAGTGAACGTGCAACCTCTTCGATCATCGAGTCGATCTCAAGGGTAACTGCCTGAACGAACGCATTCTTATCGCCGACGGAGGCCTCAAGGGTCTCATTGTCGACACGCGCTACACCGTAGTCAGAGACACGGGTCAAAAGGAAGTCCTCAAGACCGGTATTACCGACATTGGTCTGGGCAGTCGCGAAGGTCGCCGAACGACCTTGCGGATTGCCGCGTTTAACGATGACGGGCATATTACGTCCGCCAAACTTCTCATATTTGGGAAGCATCGCCAGAAGGGGATTATCCGGATATACCAGACTACTGATCTTCTGGGGCTTGTAGTGCTGCTTAAGTGCAGCATCAAAACTTGTTAGATTAAGAACCATTTTCTATTCCTCTTTCGAAAAGAATTATTCCCATTGAAGCGCATTCATAAATTTTTCATGCTCTTCTTCAGGAGTTAGTGGCCTATCTGGCTCAGGCGGTGAAACTTGCTTAGTGTGCTCATTGCTGAGCGTTTTCGATTTGGAATTACTCTTTGGTTGCTCTACTTGCTTAGTTTGGACGGTTTCTGTCTCGGTCTCGTCCTCGACCTTTTTGAGCAGACCCTTGTCTTTTAGACGCGGGGCGTAGTATTTCTCCACACCTTGCAGGGCTTCCTGAGGTGTGAGGATTCGGCCTGTTTGCTCATAGTGTTGGTTTACAACCTCATAGGCCTGTTCGATCATGTCGGTAAATCCTAGATCCTGTACGACCTGAGCCGCGGGAAAATCCCCAGCATCGAATGCGTCACTGATCTGTGACTTAAACTGTGTGATCGCCTCTTCATGTTTCGACTGTTGAAGCTTAACTTCCTGTTCAGCCTCACGTTTCTGTAGTTCTGCGAATCGCTGTTCGAACTTATTCTCTAATTGCTTCAGTCGTATCGGTGTATCATTGCCATCCAGCTGTGCTAACTGCATCTTCGCGATCTCATCGAATGTTAGACCAAACTCATCACTCAGCGTGCTAAGTGGGTCGCTCTTAATCCGATCCTTGATCTGTGCGAGATCTTTAATCTCTTGTTCTCTCGCTGCGAGCTCCTGCTCCTTGATGCGAAGATCCTTTTCCTTACGACTAAGGGCGGCAAACTTGCTCCCCCACCTCTCGTGCCGAAGGGTGTCAGAATCATCAGTCTCTTCCTTGACCTCTTCTTTTGGCTCCTGCTCAATCTCAGATTCGCCCTCAACCTCTGTGGTTGTGGTATCCTCTTCCTCTGTTTGCGGGACCTGAGCCTCATCTGCGGGCTTCTCAACGGGCTCCGTCTCAATCGGGCTGGTCGGACCAGGAAGATCCTCATCCCATACTAGGCTCTGTGCGAAGACATCCTTCGAATCGACGACCTGCTGTGCAGGACTATCCATGTGTCCTTCACTGGCGTTCGATTGCTCAGGTTTGTTTGTGCTGCTCTCATCCATAAAAACTTTCCTCTAATTATGCCTATCCAACAGTTTCTGCCCCACCAAGAGGTAGAAGTTCACTGGTTGGTGCCTGTTCGGGAACGGCCAAAGCACCGTTCGGTGGCACAGCCCCCTCAACGGGAAGCGGTGGTAATGGTGGATTCGCCAGCGAGCTGGCATCCTCGATCCAAAGCCTGAGAAGCTCGAGTCGATCCTCAGGAGCGAATTCCTGTTTAAACGTCAGGTACGCCATCTGCATGCGTTCGATTCCGAGCTGCAGATCCTGAAAGGGTTCAGGTGGAAGGTAGGCGCCCGTATCCATCATCAATTCGATGACGTGATCGATATCCTCAAGGTTCGCATTTCGAAGCGTTGATTCAGCCTCGAGATCCGGAAAATCAAGCAATCGGAAACCTTGGGCAGGATCGATCAATCCAGCCTGCATCATCTCTTGGACCGTCTGCAACCTGCCCGCAGGACGGGATGGAAGCGAACTGACCGGGAAAACCTGCATTATGTACTTGTCCTCATCGAGATCGATATCATCCCAGGCGATGGTCTGGAGGAATCGTTTGCCCTTAACAGGAACATCAACCTCGAACCCATCGGACTCATCGGCGATCTCTTTAATCAATTCGATCATCTGCTCTGATACCTTGAGGAAGAATTCTTCATACCTCTGGCCGACAGCGATAAAGCGTTCGGTCTCGATATCGTTGAATTCCCTTAGGGCAACGGCAGCATCGAGGCCTGATGGTTTCTTCGATTGGGCACTCAATTGTGAGATCCCAACGATCTCGAATGCCCGATTATATAGGTTATCGACCTGCTTGAATAGATCTGGAGAGACCGTCGAGACATCTGTATACTGTGGTTTCTCACCCGAATACGTGATGATGCCACCGATCTCATTATTGATGTGTGACTTGACGATCTTGGATTGTGCGTTGACGAATACCTTCGGGATGCTAGTCAGGTGCATCGCCATCTGGATCGTTCTGAGAAGCTTATTGATCTCAATCTGTAGACCCATCAGCTGTTCTGCTATTCCCTGCCCCCAGAATCCAACGAGTGGTTCATTCCAGTGGATGAAACAGAAGGGAAAGTAACCCTTCGTCCATTTTTCATCGAATAGACACCGATCCTGAATGCAGATCGTGTGCCGTCCATCCTTGGCTCCGACATTCGAGGGAAGGTGCCAGGATTCGATTACCTTCACCATTCCCGACGAGCGTGCTGATGACATCGCATAACCCATCGCTGTGCTATCCTCCGCCTCAGATTGACCATCGATCGCGTCATTATTGCCAGGGAACATCTCTTTCAGGATATCCTTATGGATGTACTTTCGTTGGTGGAGCTGAACAGGGGCGCCGTTGACTGCCTCACGATCATCGACGAAGATCTCTGATGGGAGGATCCTCTCACAGATGATGTTATGATTCTCTTTGTAGATCTTCATGACGCCTGTGCCGAATATCGTGGCATCAAGAAAGACCATTCGAGCCTTCCGATAGACCTCAGCATCACGGAATTGGCCCTCGATGAACTTGGTCAGCTTCTGTGCCCTTCGGCGGACCGACCAATCGCCGCCTGATGTC